TGCTATGGAATCACTAGCAGAAGAAAGATCAATAGTGGCTAGATGGTTAGTTATACTACCCACCCGAGCCAGTTCTTGATTCCTAATCTGATAGCGTAAGTCGATACCATCCCTTAGAAGCTGTTTTCGGATCATTTCGCCAATGGACTTTTGGAACCAAAGATTGATTCCAGGTTCAATAGCGATAACACGATCCGTAGTAGCATCTTTCGGCACAGTTATAACTTTATTACCTACCTGAAGATGGGGGTAACCCACCTCCAGCAATTGCTTGCTCCATAACGGATAGACTGTTTGGAGTAGGCTAAGGGGTAACAAAGAATGTAAGTCACGTGTTATTCCAGCTTCTTGCTGGAACTTATTGACTGAACTGGCATCACGCCTCTTCATCAGAGTCGTGGCACCAGGACCCCAGTCTGGCATCAAGAAGAAATCCTCGGGGCAAAACTCGCCCAAGAGCTTATCGATTTTACGAATGATTGCGTTATGCAACCAAACGACTGGACCCCCATATAAAGGGTCGAGTGATAAGTTCCGAAAGCGAGAGTTTGTCTGCTTACAGAGAAGTTCAAAAGTATTGAATTTCTCCAATGCTACCTGTTTGATATCCCAGTCTACCGATAAATCAGTATACTTTGATAAGAACTTGGTGGCAGAGTAGGCATCTCGGAAGCTGGTTACATCGCTGTAGTCAGCAACAACGGTCTTAAGGTTAGCAAGCTGCGCATGCTCATTGTGTTTCCACATGAGCCACACAGTTAGCGCCCGAGGACAGTCAAGAGACTCGAGGAACTCCAGGATTACCTTGGACGTTAGGCCCGAGGTTGCGCGAAAAGAACTAACTCCCTTAAGGAAGTTAGGACCACCCTTCTTAGAAGACATGGTTCTCTCCAGTTTCTGATATGGTTGGCCGAGCTAACGGAAGTTAGTACGGACGATCGTATGCAGAGATCGCAGTAGTGAACGGCGATGCCGACAAGTCTGTCGGGACGTCATCACTAGCGTTGATCGTTGTAAACAGGAGCGATGCAAGTTGGCTGCGAAGGATTTCCCTTTCAGCCGCCGTGCTACGTTCCGGAAACAACAACTCCAAGATCGCGGAGCACTCGTAGGCCTTCTGTTGAGCAGGCGTTAAGCCTGCCACATTGGCCCCCGAGATCGCTTCGAGAGTTGGAATGGAGAGTTTACCCGTGACCTTGAAAATGCGACTTCCCTTATTGGGCGGACGCACTGACATGGTGAGGGATGGAAAGCCCACAGCGATACCACTGCTGCGATCTTCCCATTTCGCGACCCCAGGCTGGATATATCCAACGGGATCATACGTTTTATCAACCCCGACCGTCGCACTTGTCGATCTGACAACTGTGCTAAGGGCGGAACTGACTTTTACGGAGGCAAATGCTGCCATAGTAACTCCTGATTAAATCATGGTTGGTGTTTCTCGTAAGTGCATCTCCGCAAATTCGGGCTAATATTACACTAGCCTCTATGAGCGGTTCGCAACAGCGCGATGGCATTCAGCGCGTGCCCAGTACTAAAAGGATTCTTAAACGTTGGGAAAGTAGCCGCCGGAAAAGTTGTTAACTTTATCCGGTTGAGCTGAATTCCCTCCGCTTGATAGTCCCCCTGGACAGTTGTCTGATAATTGCCACCAGCTGGATAAGCGAAAGACGCACTTATAACACCGTTAATATTCTTTCGAGTAAACTGTGTTTCGAACCCGTCTAAAAAGACGAGGCCGTCCCATGCACTTAAAGTCTCAAGGTACGGCCCTATAGGTAGGAACCAGTCGACAACGAAAGAATAAGGAAGCACCTCCCATGCGAGATTCAAAGGAGATGTAAATCCGGTCTGAGCAAGAAATGAACGTAGCCGAGAATCAAGTGAATACCTTAGGCCAATTTTACAACGGGTCTCGACTCTAGTAGTCAAGCGCCCGCTTGGAAAACCGCCGTAGGTAGTTATCGCCTGGCTCGACGTCGATTCAGCCTTACCCGAACCGGTCACCTGGTGAACTGCGTAACTGGCAAAGTTAAAACTTGCCAAGGAACGCATCGCACCGTCAATGTCTTGAAGGAGAGGCTTCCATCCGTACTGCAGAGATAGCCAGTTATCAGCTACACTCTGCCCCGGTCTGGGAGTTTTACCCTTCTTGAACTTGGCGGGGACATCGTTAAATAGAGCATTGATAGCACTCGTCAAGTTTCCTCGACGAAGACTGAACAAAGATCTAGCAATCCGCAAAGCCGATGTTTCTATCGTCTTAGCAGTTTGTTTGAACTGAGTCAGATCCTGGGCCAGGTTACCTTCTATACCTGTACCAGTGCGTTCAATTATGCGTCTAATAGCGAGGTTACGTGCATACGCAATATGCGATATGCTACCAGGCAAACCTAGACTTCCCGGATCACCAAACTTTTCAATCCACCAGTTATAGCTTCCAGAGACGTGAGTCTCTAGATGATATTGGCTGGGAGCGGATTGGGTCCATATGGTGACGTTGTGATTATTAATCGGCAACGCTCGACGCTTCTTACTTCCGAAACCCGGAGTTCTAACGCCTGCCCAC